TTTGTTTTCTTTCTGATAAACCAGTTCTTGCCAAATCTTCTGTACGATAACCTTTAAGATAGGATAGCGCCAAGTAAGTTGGATCAATGATAAATACATCATAGCATTGAGTTGAACCAGAATCCACGTGACTTTGTTGAAGACGATTTGGAACTAATTTCAAAGTACCAAAATCTGTTACAAATACATTCACAGAACCAAGGGCAGTTGCTTGTTCAGAAGATTTGCCTTGATCACTCATAAGAGTAGCAACACGCGCGGAAGAAGTGAACAGGTATTCAGAAAATTTACGAATGACACCAGGGCCTGACATCATAATAGTAGCATCGCCACCTTGTTGATAAACTGATTGAACAGTGTCACGAACAAGTGTTTCAGTTAATGCTCTGGCTGCTGTAGGTGTACGAGCAACTGTTAAACCAGTAGATGTGCTAAAACCACCTGCTGTTCCCCCTGCTGCTGCATTGGTTACCAACCAAGAAGGAAGACCACCTGCTTTACCCGCGACGGTATTGCCGTCATCAGATACAGATGCTTGATTGACCAATGCGATAGCATCAACGTCACGGCGTAACTCTTGCTGTCTACGCATGACTTGGTAAGAAGTTTCACGAGTTCTACCAATTACATCAGAAACATCTGCTCTGAATGATACTTGGACTACTTTTTGGGAAATCTGATGGTGGTTACCAACGCGAGCACCCAATACAGTATTATTACCAGAGGCATCAGCGCCATCAACAACAGCATTAGAGATATTTGGTGGTGATAAGGCATCGAGTGTCCATTCCTTATATTCTTGTTTTGATGATTCAGTACCGATAGCATCAGTCAAAGGTAATGGAATTTTTGAAATATCCCAAATCTGATTCATGACATCTTCACGAATTAAACCACCACGACCAACTGCTTTTAAATCTGCTGAATCAAGATTTGTACTTGACATGATTTTCTCCAATTTACAAAATTAAATTTGCTCAAATGAGCGGTCTATTTTGCAATTTACTGTTTATCTCAGTATTGGATAAATTCATAATTACTTAGATGCTTGCTAAATTAGTTCATCTAGTTGTAGGAATATCGTACTTATTAAAAATAAATTTGCTTATTCTCTTTAACTATTGTTTAAGAATAGTTCTGCCACAGCATCACGCTGGGCTTCCTTCTGTGCATAACCTTTTGTTTCTTTAGCAACTTTGGTAAGTCTTTCTAATTTACTTTGAGTCTTAACTCCAGAACCAGTAGGTTTAATAAATTTTGCCACCTTCTTTTCGATCTTATTTGAAGCCACTTGCTTACCTTGTCTATACCGCTGGGCATCCTTTAAAACTTCTATAATTCGAGCATCACGAATTTCTGCAAATTCTTCTTTGCTGAAACCATAAGTTTCATTACAAAAAGTTTGCATACTAGTCAATGCCTTAGTTAGAATTTTCTTATCAGTCCATTGTGGGTTATTCTCAATAACCTTTTCTACTTGAGCTTGAACAAAACTTGCTACATTTTGTTGAAACTCACCATTCATCTTCATAGCTTCATCGGAAACAACTGTTTTTATGGCAGCTTTAATCTTTTCAATTTCAGAAGTTCTAATATTATAGTCCTGAACCAATGCTGCATATTCAGCAGGATTCTGATACCGTAGTGAGTTCCAATCTATGCCTTGATACTCTTTTGTCATAGAGTCCTCAAGATATTCTGTTAACGCTTCTGCATCTTTTAACTTCTTTCCATATTCGCTTAAAACTTGTTGTTTAACTGAGTCTAATTGTTTGCGTTCTTCCGCTATTGCCTTACTCTTATTAGTATTGCTTTTGTTACTTTGATACCCCGCAACTAAATCAGATAATGGAACAGTAGATGTTTTACCATCTATCTTTACATTAACTCCAGCAAAATCACCTTTATCATCTAGTACCACTTGCTTTTCATCTAAACCAAGTGTTGTTGCCCAAGTTACTTCACCTTCACCAGCATTAGTTTCGTCAACCTCAACTGGTTCAGTTTCTTCTCCTTCTACTTCTTCACCATCTTCATCTATGTATGCTTCTGGTTCTTCTTTCTTTTCAGGTTTAGATTCTGACTTAGCGGCAACATCTGTTGCACCCATTAATCCAGAAAGTAAATCTGTAACTTTATCCACTGCATTTCTTGACGCTTCGCCGGGGCGGGTTTCGCCTTCGGTGGAAGTAGTCGTTTCTAATTCAGCCATTATCTGTTCCACCATTAGTTTTTAGTTGTTGTGCCGCATATTTACCATTTTCAATATCTGCATGTATTTTATCAGATAGTATATCAAGTGCTATTCTTACATTTAATATTTCTCGTAACTCCAATATGTTAGCTGACATAAAGTCTGAAAATAAATCTGAATAAGCCTGATCTAAATAGGATTTCAAATACATATTGTAAGCAGATTGCGCCTTGTTACCAACATTAGTCTGCTCTTGTAAAGTCATATCATTATCAATAGTTTCATTCATTTGCCCCACCTTCTGATTCTTCCTCTAATTCTACTGTTTGTTGTGCAGCCAAGAAGTTTTCTTTTTCATCTTGATTAGCTTTCGCTTCAAGTTCAACTAATTTTAATGCAGAATCCGTATGTAACTTATCATAATCAAAATCTAACTGATCTTGTTTATCTTTTCGAGCACTAACACCAGTTGTTAACCACTTAGCACTTTCTAATTGATGCTTAAGATGTGCTATCTCAGTATCAAGTTTTAATTTCTCTAAAGCATGATTATGCTTTGCAAAATCTACCATTGCTTTAAGCGTAACATTCTTTTGTTCAGCTTCGGCAGTAGTGGTGGCAGACTTAGCCAGTTCTGCTTGTTGCCGCATTTGTTCAATGGACATTTGTTCTTGTTTCTGCTGTTCTTCCTGAGATTTTTGACCAGCTTGTTGCGTAGCTTGTTGACCTTCTGGACTATCAGGATTAACAAAATACTTACTTGCACCATTAAGCCCAGCAAATTTACACGCATCATCTAAGGTGGCATATATCTTAGAAGGATTGCAAAGCGCTTGGCCCGGCATACCCATTATCTTTTCTTGCATTGCCATAATGTTTTGTAGTGCAGCTTGTTTTGCTCTAGTATCACCTGATCCTGTGCCAACTCTAACACTACTTTTAACTCTAGGAATCCAACTAGAGGGATTAACTTTTACCCACTCGCCCCGAAAGTTGAAATCTTCCGCTACGTCAAAGTGTTTCATTGCAAGGTCACGAATCTTGCACATAAGTGGTTTAATACCTGTTTCACAGATAACACGAATAATAAGACCAACTAATTCTTCCTGTGCGTTCATCATACGATCAACGCCCTCTGAACCTACACGATCACCTATATGCTCAGGACTAGCATTACCTTCTGGAGACACGCCCACACGTCCGGCGCGTACTCTATCAAGATAAGTCATCATTTCAAAACCAGCTTGACCAACAGGAGGTGTGACTAACACTTCCAAAGCATCAAGGCGCTTCATCCTATACTTCGCACCAGGGCGACTTGTTAACAAGTCATCTATGTTAACTTGACCTTCAACAACCTTCATTATTTGGTTATTTTGAAGGTATATATTATCCATAATGTTTCGTATAAGAGCAGTCTTATTATCTTGAACTTGCTTTAATCTGTCATAGATTGATATGCCTTGATATTTATGGGACATGAGAATTGCTGTCGTAGAAATCCAAGGATTATCTTCAACTTCCATAATCTCAAGTATATCAGTAACAGGTTGGACGCCAGCGGTTGTTACTTTTAGCAGTTCAGCAAAACCGTCACCATTACGGTCACAACGTAAAAAGCATTCTCCAATCTCAACAAGTTTGGAGGACACATCATCAGGGAATGTAACGGGGATTAACGTGGGTTCATTCTGCATATAGAAACGATAAGCAGAACGAATTAAATCAGTTGCTGGTAACTTCTCTATTATCTTTTCGTCGAAGCCTTCTTCTCGAAGATCCGAAACAGACTTGGTAACAATATGAGCCGAGAAGCGGGCGTTCGAGAGATCAATAGAGTTATGCTGGCTGCTAACTCTGAATTGCTCCGGTGGTACTGGGTCAATACAGATTTTACCAGATTTTTTAGTAATTGAAATCTTAACATCATACTCTGTTTGTAACTGTCCATTGTTATCAATAAATTCATTTTGAGTCATTTTCATTAATTCAACTTCTTTATCTGCCAAAAGCATTTGAAGTTGAACTTCATTTAACCCAGTATATTCCTCATAAGTAATATCCTCATTATCTTCATAATATACCTTAAGTACGCCATTACGCTGCATTAACGCATCTTTAACAAATTGGTGAATTAGAATAAACCCATTGTTCTTCTTCATTAGAATATCATAGACATATTCTGATTCTAATTCGGCTTGCTTGGTATCTTGCTCATTCACTGCATCAAATACAACAATCTCATTGTTCTGTGTGAATGACTTCATTATTTGTGGGATTATCCACTCTATGGCATCCGCTACATCGGTAGATGTTATCTGACTTCTACCAACAACCTCAGAACCATTAGGCAAACCTAAATAATACGCAAGTGGATCCCTCAAGAATGTGGGACTTGATGCTGTTACATTAGCATTACTCAACTCATTGGTTACAATGACTTGAATCTGCATATCTGTTAACTTAGGTCTTTTTGCCATTTTATTTTGCCATTTAATATAACTAATTTCTTATTAAAAAACATTCTTTCAATAAAATATGTAGGGCCAAAACCTATTGCAAATAGCCCATTACCAATATTAATCCAATACCTACCAGTCCAACATCTTGTAAAATGTATCATTATAATATCCTCACCATATTATTAAGAAGGGGGTTCCTGTCAGGACGGTGGGTACCTAACAAGAACACGGCCTATCGTGGCCATAACCACACGATTCATTTATATCTTAGTGTAAATATCTATTCTAGTGAATATAATATCTTCGGGATTCTTCACATCATAAATTATAATTGTGAATTTACCTTCTGTTTTTCTTAATTTTCTTAGATTATTATTACAATATTCCAACAACATTGTTGATAATAATTTCAGCATTAGCAACCTTTGTCTTTCTTAGGCATAGGTGGCATTCTTGGTTTGTTTTTCGATTTATTCTTCATGGTCATTTTTACCTTCGCCGTATAGTTCATTATAATAATCGTCTGCTCCAGAACAGACCTTGCACAAAGACCAAGCAATAAAGGCTATTATCACGGTCACTACTACTACAATCAATGTAATCGTTTCATTAGTCATAATCACTTTTTCTTCTTTGGTGCTCGTGAGGTTGATTTACCAAACTGCTCTTTATAACCAGAGGCATAAATAGCATCTGCTTGCGCTACTGCTTGCCTACGAGTGGGGTATACCTTACCGGTTGTTCCCCATTGCCACCCGCCTTGAACCTTATGTACTGGCATTATCTCTACCTATTACCCTATCAAAACATAACATAAACAGTCATATTATACCCTTATCATGCTGTGAATAGTCTATAGGTACTTCTCCATAGCCACCTATTACTCTATCACCACCGACAGCTCCTAAGAAAAGGTACTGACACGCATCGCCAGCGTGTGAATATTTACCCTTGTCAGGTTTATCCTGATACCGATCTTCACCAGCCACCTGCAATCTTTTATACTTATAACCCCCACCACATGCCTTCCTGAGCGTTGGTGCTCCGGGGGTAATCCGAAAGGCGGGCTTACCACTAAAGTCTAGCCGCTGCATATAGTCTGCAACAACCTCTCGTCTGATGGTAAAATCGTTAGTGTAGGTCGGAAACGCATTAACCTTCTGTTGACTAAGTATCATGAAAGGTGTTTGTTCATCTGTCTGCGACCTACCCTCACCAGCGGGGTCAGCATAAATCTCTACATTCTTAAACTGTATGTACGTTGTAGATAACTTCTGATGCAGTAACTTCCCAAAGTTCACAGCCCCCATGTCAAATGTACACAGCTCATCAAAGATAACCATACCACCACTCGGGGTTATCTGGCCAAAGATAGCTGCGGGCGTCAACCCAAAGTCTATTCCTAAGTACAATACCAACGTAGGGTCGGGCTTATAATAGTTAGGGTCATAGTGAACATCATCCTTATACTCAGGCCATACAGGTTTCCCATCCATAACGAAACCATAAAGCCCATGCACATAGACATTTATCCACTCTTTATCTTTACCGGGCATCATATTCTCATAATACCCTTTACGCAAATGCCCTTTATTCTCAGCTTCCTTACTAACCCCGGACGGCTGGTGGTAGACACTATGGTTAGTCGGCTTCTTAACCTCAAAGAGAGTATAGTACCAATGGTCTGAGTCCGGAGGGTTGGTATCAAGGATAACCCCACACCATGTAGGTTCATAGAGCCTACGACAATTCTCATCGTCAACCCCAAAGAGTGGATCAGTGGAGTCTAATACTGTCTTGGGATACCTACCACAACGTCCTTGCAACATCTCAAATATAGACCTCGGCACTTCCTTTGCTTCGTTGATAAACCCACCTGTAACCTCTAACGACAGCAACTTCTTTACGTCCTTAGGCCGATCGAGCGCACGAAACAACCACTCAATATGAACCACAGTCCCATCATTCTGCACTTGGACCATAGTAAACTTCATATTCTGGGCAGACCACTTACCTACAAACTCGGGGATCCACTCATGGAAGGTAACTATAGTCGTGTCGATTAGTTCCCTATATGTATTTCTTATAATAACCCACCGAGTTCTCCTTACCCCCTCAGCATCCGGAAGCTGCTTATGTGAGCGGATAAGAAGGTCAGCAATACACCCAACACTCTTGCCACTACCAATTGGGCCTATAACAGTTTTTACGAAACTATCATCTAAGTGAAACCTCCTCAAAGTCTTAGATGGTTTGTAAACTACGTCCATTGACTACGTTAGTCCGCCATGTTCACGGTAAAGCTAAAGTTCTTACCAGCCCCACCATTCTCATCAGCATTAGCCCACAACGCAGCTCTAGTCTTCAAGTAGGTGATAGTGGCGGGCACACCATTTTTCTCAGACATTTGCTTAAATAAAGCCTTAACAGCAATCGCCTTGGCCAGAGATTCCCCCCGATCATAGGCAGCATGGAACATCTCCGCATCTACTGGAGCATTACCTAGCTGGGTTTCGGATACGTTAAATATAGCAAGAACTTCTTTTTCTGATAAACCAGCAGCAGCTTCTTCTATAATCTTAAGAGAATACTCATCAAAGATCGTAAGACCTTCTGGAAGAACTGCATAAGGATTAAATTGGTCCATACTCATGGAGGTATACTCTTGTTTCGGATTTATGTTTGTCGGTTAAGTTTGTTACACAAACTATAACACAGTTTCGATAAATTGTAAAGTTATTTTTACGTGACTTTTTGATTAAGATTATAATTTAAGTTA